AAAACAACAGGTGAACACATTGTTAGTTTATACGGACACATTAAAGGTTTATCACGAGAAGTTAATACAATTAAAAATAATCATCTCAAACATATCCATCAAGACATAGATAAAATCCACGACAAGCTAGACCAACGATTCGATAATATTACAAATTGGATAATTTACGGATTAGGTGCTGTTGCTTTATTAGTAATGACGCAACTACTTTACATTTTAACAAAATAGCATTACAAGTAAAAATTGTATGAATCATAAAAGAATATTAGTTATTTCTGATATGCACTTGCCTTATCAACATAAGGACTCAATTACATTTTTAAAAGAAATAAAAAAAGAATTTAAACCTGATAAGATTGTCAACATTGGAGATTTGTTAGACTTCCACGCAATCTCAATGCACGAACATAATCCTGATTTATATTCTGCTGGTCACGAATTAGATAAAGCCAAAGAATATATTAAAGTATTAGAAGATATATTTCCTGAAGTAATAGAAGTAGATAGCAACCATAGTAGTTTAGTTTATAGACGAGCATTAAAGTATGGAATGTCTAAACAATTCCTAAAACCATACGGAGAGTTCTTGGGAACTAGAAAATGGAAATGGATTGATGATTTAACTCTTACTATGTCTAATGGTCAAAGATGTTTCTTTACTCATGGAAGAAGTGCAGATGTATTAAAGGTATCACAAACTATGGGAATGAATTGTGTGCAAGGACATTATCATACTAAATTTTTAATAAGCTATTGGGCTAATCCTGATAACTTATTCTTTGCTATGAATGTAGGTTGTATGATAGATCAAAAGTCTATGGCTTTTTCCTACGCAAAAAATTTTAAGACAAGATTCATATTAGGTTGTGGAATAATACTAAATGGAATACCAAGACTACTTCCTATGGTTATTAATAAAAAAGGTGATTGGATAGGTAAGATAGTATGAAAAAGAAATGTTGTGGAAAGTATGCTTTAAAAGGCGAGAGAGCAACGGAGAGCGCCTTAGATAGACAAGAGCAAGGACAACACTATCGTAATGCACCTATTCAAGCTATCGAGTTTATATCAGCACATAAGCTTGATTTTATAGATGGTAATATAGTAAAATACGCAGTTCGTAAAAAAAACGGAGAGTCTGATATGGAAAGATATAAAAAGATTAAACATTATGCAGAATTGGCTATGGAGTTAAAATGTGGTTCAAATTAATAAGTAACCCTCTTACTAAAATGGTTGCTGGTAAAGTAGTAGATCATTTTAAACATAAAGCACAAAAAGTTAAAACAATAAGAGAAGCAGAAATAGAAGCTTGTAAAGAAGTTGATGTTGCTAGAATTAAATCACAAGACAAAAGTTGGAAAGATGAAATATTACTTATTTGGTTAATAGGAATGTTAAGTACAGGTTGGTTTGAAAGCACTAGAGCAAACTTTGAAGAATGGGTAAGAATTATAAACGATCTACCTGACTCAGTATGGTATTTAGTTATTATTGTTTTTACAGCTACTTTCTCAACTAAGATGACAGATAAAGTCTTAAACAGAAACAAAAAAAAGTAATTTAACTCAATCTTAAATACATATATTGTAAGGTATGAAGTACGAAACAGATTATGTAATTACAGAATTAAGTATAGATTTATTAACTGATAATAATAATATTGGTAAAGCTTCATTTATATTTATAGATCAGACTCCACATTTTCCAAAAGTACAAAGCTATCTAAATAAGATTGATGATAGGGAAGATGCTTATGTTCATAATTATAGCATAAGCACCATTGAAATAGATGAAACAACTGACATAAGTCAGCTAGATGTTATTAAGCACTAAATAAAAGATATATATAAAAACCAATAGCAACGACCATAGTAAGACAAACTATTGTTTTAGCAATTACACTTAACCAATTAATTTTATCTTCTTTACACTTCTGATAGTTGCCTTGATTATCTAAATAAAGTTTTGTCATTTTCTCTCCCTAGCTACAAACGATAGTTCTCTTTTTAGTTCACTTTGTAATAAAGAGATTTCTGTTTGTTTATTGTTGTAGTTAGTTTTAAACATTAAGTAAAAAGTTTCTGCTTCTATTAAAACGTGCTTTTTAGACTTATATTCTTCATCTAACATTATTAAAGCTTCAATTTCTTTTTGAGTCATTTTTTCTTCTTTTTTCTTAAAGCTTATATAGAGTTCTGCGTTCTTTTGTTTAAGATCAGTTTCTCTTTTTAATAATGCAGAATACCAAAAGTTATACTTTTCAGAAAACTCTCTTAACTCTTTCATTAATGTTTTTGTATCTACTTTTAAATAATCTTCTGTTGACATATTTTTCTCCTATGGATAGTCGTAGAGGTCTTGGATAAGTTCTTTATTATCCTTAACTTCATCAGTTAGCTTTTTATTTTCTTCTTCGAATCTTGCGAGTCTTAGACGAAGTTTTCCATTTATATTTTTATGTGCTTTATCAATAGACCTAAACCTATCGTTATCATTTATTAATGAGTCGATATGGTCTTTAAGCATTTTATTATGTTTCTCTAATGCTTTTACTTGCAGTTCTAGGTCTTTGAATTTTTCCAAATTATTCATATTTAAAATGGAATCTCATCATCAAGATCAGATAACCCAGCAATTTGTGAGTTATCAGGTGCTGATGGTTGTGCCTGTGTCATTGGTTGTTCAGTATATCTAGGAACTGAATCTCCAATAGGTTTTACACCATCAATATTTCTAGGTTTATAAGGTTTAGCCATATAGAAACAAAATGATTGTTCTGTATCTGCACCATATTTAGATTCTTTAGCTTGTTGAATCTTACTAGCAATTTTAAGTTCGTAACCCTCATTAACATATTCTTGTACTGCTGGTGTCTTGTACCATTCAAGAATTTGCGAAATTGAATATAGTTTTTTTGTTAAACTACACATCAATTTAGACTTACTTGCTGATGCTGAATATTCATAGCTTGGTGCTTTTTTACCTGTTTCGTATAGTCTTACTGAAAGACCACAAAAAGGTTTTCCATATTGTTTTTTATCGTACATTTTTTTTCCTTTTGGTTTGCGTTGACTTTAACTTTCTCATTTGTTCTTTAAAAAGCAGTTCTGATTTATGACAATGTAATAAACCTAAAAATGCTTTCATATGGTCTGCCTTATATAATATCTGCCTAGCTTCAAATGGTTCATTTGTTTTAGGCAATCTTACTATATACATCTTGTTTATTTTCTTACCTGTTTGTTCTTCATAGGCAAGTTTATATCCATGTAATTGATGAACCATATTTAAAAACAATCCTTTAGATGTCTTTACATCAATTAACCAAATATTATTTTCTTTGTCTTTAGCTATTAAATCTAAAGTTCCACAATATCCTCTTTCAGAATAAAGTATCTTTTCAGACTCAACTACTTTTAGCTTATGTTTTTTCCAAAACTTTTGGAACTCCATAAAGCAATTTGCTACAACAGGGTTATCAGGTTTAGTTACCTTTTCACCTTTTAACCATAGTTCAACAAGCTTATGCACGATAGAACCAATACTTAAAATATTATCATTAGCTTTACGAGCATTAGCCCTAGCATTAATGATTATCTTATCTATTGTATCTAGTGCGATACCTTGCTTTTCCATTTCCTGTTTTATTGAACTAACTTGCGTATTAACTTTCCAAGCTTCTAATGCTGGACTTGCTAACTTACCAAGAAGTGTACTCATACCAACTACATATTCGTTATTGTGAATATAGACGTGTTTATTATCGTCAAATGTAATTGTATGTCCATGTTCTAACTTAACTGTTTTAGTCATTTGCTCTCCCATTCATATATATTTTCTTATTCAAAGCTTCAAGTGGTCTGAAGAAGTAAGACCAATCGGTGTTAGTAGCTTCACAGAATATCTTTAGCTTTTTTAGGCTAATTTCATTAGTTGGCTTTTCATATTTTTGCACTTGTTGAAAAGTAACTCCTAGCTTATTGGCTACTCTTGTTTGAGTATATCCTAACTCAATTCTTCTTTGTCTTAATCTAATTCCTATATACTCAACGAATTTAGACTCCTGTTCTTTTTGACTAGCACCATTCATAGTAGCTAAACAATTTCTTAATCGTTGTTTTATCAACGAGATATTACGGACTTGTGAGTCTGTGATCATTTTCTCTCCTCGTAGTTATGCTTATTATTAAGTTTTTCTAAACGATTTAACTGTCTAAATACTTTTTCTTCTTGATTATCAATATCAAAATTATAGACATTAAGATCAAAGTTTAATCGTGTGCTTTCGTGTTCCCATTTTTCTTTTAAATATAAATACTTATATTTTTTAGTTAATGACACTATGACCTCTCCCTTTCAAACATTGTCTATAATAAGCTTGGTATTTAGTTTCCATCTTTGGACTAAAAACCCAATAAGTTACATTAGACATTTTTGTTGTATTGTTTTTTGCAAATTGTGAACATAACATTTTATCATT